CAAAGCTTTTATCAAGCAAGAGCTGCATTCTGAGGAGAAAGCTCGAGACAAGCGCTATCGCGTCATATGGGTGGCTTCCATCCTGACGCAAACGGTGCAAGGTTGCAGCCATCTCCTCCAGAATAAGGAGGACATAAGCGCCTATGGTTGCTCGGAGCTCCATGGTTCCTGTCTTGGAATGGGCCATGACGACCTCGGCATAGAGCGCCTCTCGGAGGAATTCGAGAGGGCTCTGAGGACGCCAGGCTCTGACGGGATGCTGCACGGCTCCGATGCGAGCGGCTGGGACTTCACAGTCACCAGGGACAGCATATACATGGATGCCGAGAGGAGAATGTTTCTCCTCGACCCTTCGAACGAGGGGTACGAGGGGGCCTGCTACCTCTTGGCCTGTGAAGCTGCGTGCAACTCGTGTCACACCATCTGCATCGGTCAGGACATTTGGACTGTCGATGAGTACGGGGTGACCGCGTCGGGGATGCTCAGCACCTCTGCGCAAAACACGCAGATCCGCAGGTTCCAGTTGCGCCTTGCCGGGTCCGTGGCTGAAGGTGGGAATGGCGACGACGAGTTCCACACTCCAAAAGTGGACTATGGTATCCTTCGTGGGTTCGGCGTCATTACCAAAGACAATGAGGCCACGGCTAATACGCCGGAGGTCGGCCTCTCGTTTACCTCCCATTGGTACAAGAAGACTGATGGGGGGTGGACAGCCAAGTTCCTGAATCTGGAGAAGATGTTGGCGCAAGGGTGGTGGAAGCAGTCGCTTGGCCACCCCGACGTCATGTCTGGCATGTTGTTTGCGGTGCGCAATGACGCTGAGCAGACACGCGTTGCCAAGGCCATGTTCGCCAGGTTCCTGCCGGCCGGTGTGAGCCCGCCGGCACCGGCAGATAACAATCTCGACCCAGATCTGGTGGGGTTTGGAAACAGGCCCCAGGTCGGCAGTGCATAGCTGACCCTCTCCTGGGACTCGTTTCCAGCAGCTGATGACTCCCCAAACTGGCACGCCAGTGTCGGGGCGGATGGCTGCCGGAAGGAGGCAGGAAACCAAATAAAAAGATTTGTCCGCGAGGCGGACCCACCAGAACTGTGTTCCTGTAGCCTCGCGCCTTGCTGACCATGGTTTTCTCTCCAGCTCAGCAACGTGCGTTGAATGACGCCCTTCCACAAGCGAAGGCCGCCATGAGAGCTCTTTTCAATCGTCAGAACTCCCAGAACAACAATGGCCAAAAGGGTCGTGGCAACCGCCGCCAGAATAACAATCTGGGGCGAATGCAGCCGTCCTACAACCATGCGAAGGGAAGCATGCCTGACCTTTCCAAGGGCAATTGGCATCAGACACCAGCATCATCGAACACCTTGGCCCCTCGAGGCTTTGGGTACTATGATGCCTTTGCCCACGATCCCTACTCTGTAGCCACCCATATGTCGGTGGGGCCAGCCACCCCCATTGTCGGCTCAACTGTTTGCCAAACCAACTTGAGTACCAAGGCCAGCTCTACGGTCAGTGGGACGGTCCTGGAGGCCGGCTTCCGTATGCTCATCGTCCAGCCTGCTTGCGGTGAAAACCAGGCAGTCATGTACGAAGTAAGTAGCTCGGTTGGCACCGACCTCATCACGCACACGCCGTTTCCTTGTTCGCAACTCACTTCGGATCCGCCTACTTCGGCGATTCCTACTCGGTGTTCTTTGCGAATCCGTAACTGGACGCAGGATATTGCACTTGGTGGCACTGTCCGAGTGTTGCGTGCAACAACCGGGCTTGCCATCAATGTGTCTGCCACTACCAACGAGGAGCTGGTTGATCTTGCGGATAAGATCCGCAACCATTCTCGCACCCGTACCTACAGTGGTAGAGAGTTGTCTGCTCCTATGCAGAAGAATTGCACGGTCGTAGACCAAGGCCGTGCGACTACTTTTGTGCCCTGGGGCGTCATTGCTTCGGGTAGTCAGTTACCCTGGGCTCTTATGGAGGGTTGGGGGTCAGTCCCCATCCCTCCATTCACTTCTGCTCTCCATGACCCTGCGTTCACACCCATCGTTGTTCTATTTGAGCCTTTCCAGGCTCGAGTTGATGGGGGTGACATTGGGAATTCATACGAGGTGGTCGTGAGGTCACAGTTCCTTGGACACTATATTCAGGGTTCTATGCTCGCGAACATGGCCATTGCGGCCCCATCTCTTGGTGATGGCATGAACCGCCTTCGCAACGCGGAGGAGGCCAAGGGATCAACCTTGGAGAAAGTTCTCATGAAGGCTATGGACGCAGCGCCTACCGTCATGAGCATCGCGAACACGCTCGGCCCCATGGCCAAGCGTGCAGGTATGCTGGCATTGACAGCTGCTTAATTCCTCGTCTGGCGAAACGTAATTGCCTTTCGAGGTCGAGC